TGAAAATATATTTGCTCCACTTATCGAGCCTGAGGTGATAATTCCTCCTCCTGAGATATTTCCTGTTGTTGTTAAATCTCCTGTTGCTGTAAGGGCACCGTATACAGCTACAATTCTATCTCCTGGGTCAGTTGCAGTGAAGAAGGAGAGTCCCCCACTATCCCAAATATTTAAAACATTTTTTGCATTAGCTCCATCATTATCTCGTCTTTGTATACTCATTCTGCCTGCTCCACCTAGAAATGCAAAAAGATTTTCTGTTCCTCTTTGAACAACAAAACCGGGATGAGTGCCTGCACCTGCTGCAGAGTGCATAAAAATGTTTCTTGTTAAAGAATCTGGCGCAGCTACATAACTATCAATAAAACCAGTGTCTACATCTCCAAATGTTCCTGTGCCTGTTGTTGAAATATTTCCTCCAGATATGCTTGTAATTCCATCAGTGATATGGGCTCCCGAAATGAACTCTCCAATTATGTTTGCTCCTGAAATAGTGTCCCCATCAATATTAGCCCCTGAGACCTTATAGCCATTACCTATAATATCTCCGAGAAGTTTGAAGCCTGAGTGTAGTTCTACCATTGAATAGTAAACCCTTAGCACATTAAAAATCTTTCGTTAGAAGCTGTCTAATCAATCAAACTGAGTGTTTTTAATCCAAACTATAGCTTTAGGATTTGTAACCTGTGTAACTCCAATCTCCCAGGTTCTTATAGTTGTTTTCTTTCCAGGATCATCGATTGTTTTTGTTGTCAAAGCTACAGCTTCTTTCCATGTTGCAGCTTCCTGTCCTACAATTATAAGAGCTCCACTTGCAGCTACAGAATTTGAAACTACAATCTTCAATCCTGTTAAGTTTCCTGCTCTTCCATTTGTTGAGACTTGTTCAGATAGAGATGGGAATTGTGCTCCTTTATCAGCTAACCATCTTACAATGCTTCTGTGGTCTTTTGGCGAAACTAAAGCATAAGCATTATCAGGATTATAATTTTCTTCTGAGATTAATTGCTTTGCATGCATTAAATCATCAATAATATTTGAGCCGCTTGCAGTTACAGCATTCCATTCTTTCGAGGCTGCGATTGTAAATGTCTGTATTCCTGCTGCAGTTGTCAATTTAGACCAGATTTCATCGTCAACAGCTTTTGCAACTGCTCTTGCAATTCTTAAAAGAGTTCTTGAAACAACATTAATCTCATTTGCAAGGACATCTTCCATAAAGATGACTCCTTCCATTCCATACTTTTCAAGATAAGCTGATTTCTTTGTCCAGTTAGGGCCTCCATAAGGGAATGTTGCTCCTCTTGGAATGCCTCTTATTGCTGAGCCTGTGCCTCCAGCGAGTTCGGTTGAGCCTTCTTCATAATAACTTTCTTTCCAGGAACCTGACCTTTGAACTGAACATACCTGCTTAAATTTGTATTCCTGCAATGCAAAACCATCTACAGTTGCCGATATTGTTTCTGCTCTCAAACCTTCCTGTCCTGTTGTTTCTGACATATTAAAAGAATCCTCCGATTTTTACAGCTATGACTTCTGCAGTTGTTGCAGTTTCCAAAGCACGACCTGCAGCCCTTGCCACTCCATTATAAACAGCAGCTCCGCTTAATCTTCTCACCATGTTTGCTCCACTTATCTCCACCAAATCTCCAGCCTGGATTGCTCCTTCTGCTCCTGCAGTTGTAGGAGTTATTATATCGAAGATTCCATTTGTAAATAAACCAAGATTTGTAGAATTATCAGTTGCGGATTTGTCAGTTGCAGCAATTCCAATGAATTTTCCAGAAGCTGCACTTGAAGCTGTAGCAGTTCTTATATCTGACAATATGCATAATGTCCCTTTTAATATTGCTGCCCCACTTGCAACAGTATATCTTGTAACATCTCCTGCATCTCCATGCAGTTCTATAATAACAGCTTCATTTGCCATGCTTAAATCTACTTTCCTATTCTATTTAAACTTTTCTGTTTTCGCTGCACCGAATACTTTTTCTCATCTGCCTTACAAAGAGATTATAATTGTTAGAAACCTCAAACTCTGCTTTCATAAATTCACTCCTGAACCACCACCATCCCAGGAAAAAAGAGCTTATTCCAAACACTGCAGCGAATACAAAAGTCCATATCACAGAGTTTGAAGCCAGAGCAAAGAACATCACAAGGTATTTTGCGTAGTTTAAGATTGACATGCCTTTTTCAAGATAAGACTTCCAGAGACAGATTTTATATTTTACCTGGAACTTCATAATCCTTCCCAACATTCCTTTTTTTCTTTCTCAGTTGGATTATACAATCTCTTTCCAGTCTTGATATTTGTATAATAATCTTTCTTTATTCCAATACCCACAACCTCAGTGTTAGCGAGGGTAATTGGCATTTGAATATCACTTTTATAATCTGGAAGTTTCTCAACCCCCAGGGCTTTTCTTATTGCCCAGATAAATTTATTATGCTTCTTATGCTGTGTTACTCCCTTATGTGCTTCTGGGAGAATTGTTGATAGCATTACATCTTTGTGCTCTTCCGGGAATACAATCTCCCATAATTGAATCGGTCTTACTGAGACCTGAACCTGGCACTTCATTAATTTTTTTCCTTTATAGAAAACATAAGGAAGATATTTTCCCTGCAGTTCTGTGATGAACTGATCAACAGAATTCTTAATTCCCCTCGTTAGTATATATAGATGCATTTTCCAGACTCTCTGTAAACATACAGCCTCCGATATTTTGATTGTATTGTAAAACTCCTGTTTTTATCATTTTCTCATCAAACTCAATTTTAATTCCCTGATGGTCTAACAGCCATACTGCTTTATCAAAACTCCATCCCAAACCTGCTCCGAATCCTATTACATAACCTGCTCCAAATCCCAGCAATGCACAGATAATCACTATTGCCAGAACCATTCCTATGTCTATTTTTTGCATTATTAATATGTCCCTGGGTTGTCAAGATGGGGGAAGTATGACCTCTGAATTGACACCTAGTTTATTTCTTAAATGTTCTTCCCATTGTATTTGCAAGAGCTTCTGATTCGTCCCTAATATCATCCTGCACAGTTCTTTCTTTTTGTCCGGCAAATGCTTTTCCTCTCATAATGCTTTCAGCGACGAGCCTGTCATGCTCTTTTATGCTTGCTTGCAAATCTTTGTTCATGTTATCCAGTTCTTCCTTTCTTTTCTTTGCAGCAGCTACAATGTCAGGCTCTTCTGTCTTTTGCTCTTCCTCTTTCTCTGGGGGAACACTCTCATTTGGTTTTTCTTCTGCCATTTGAAACTAAGAATACTAAGGTTTATAAGTGTTTCTATATAAAGTTCATCAGTTTGGATTTCTTGCTGTTCCAGTAATCTTTAAACTTATTTAAGAAAACAATTAACCCTGCAACAATTCCTGCACCGAGTCCTATTAATATACTTTTGAAAGTTGGCTCTCCTGAAAACACTGTTGTTAAACTTCCTGCACAGACAAGAGCTCCTGCGATTGCAGAATTAATCAGATGATATTTTATTTCTTTATTCATCTTTGTTGGCCTCCATCCCTTTAGGTTGAATTTGTCCTCTATCTTTTTTTGTATCTGTCTGGAGATTTGGCTCTATACTTGCAGGGAAATTAAACTGCACATCGATTCCGATTTGCTCTTTGATTTGTTCTTCCAGCCATTTTTGATGGAATTTCACCATCTGCTCGAATGCAAGATATAATATTTTACTTGAAGCTTCTGTTGTGTCACCACCCCAACCCAGTATCACCTCAGGAACTCCCAGAGCTTTTGTGATGTCTTGTTTTATTGAGGCTATAAACGGAAGTGGATCCAGTGTTGAATATTGAGGAACACTCACTCTTTCCACTCCCACGACGGTTTCATCAGGGACAATAAGATTTTCAGATTGTTTCCAGGCATTATCCACTTGTGACCTGAAATTGCTTATTTCTGTTGCATCATCAGTTTTCACTTTCCACATTGTTAAAGGCTTTACATATCTGTGGATGATTGTTGAGTAATCTCCGATTAGTTCTTTGAGTTTTTTTACAAGATCCTCAACTTTTTCATAATCAGAAACTCCATGAATTTCATCTGCAATTCTATTATAAGGCAGGTGAAATATATCTTTTTTCTGAAAATTAATTTCTCCTTTAGTTCCGACCTGTGCAGTCTGCACATACTCTTTTAAAATTCCGAATTCATCGACGACAATTTTTATGCTTCCTGAATTCAATAACTTTAGATTGACTAGTCTTCCTGCTTTGTCCCTGATTATTTCTGAGTAACTGTCCCCACAGATTAATGCTGTTCTTAATTGATTATAGATTATTGAGTTGAATGTATCTTTCCCAAACCCTTTTATTTTTAGAAGTTTCTCTTTTGTTTTCTTATCAGCTTCGAATGAATCTCCAACAGTCCATCTTGCTTTAGTGTCAGTTATTGCAGCTAAGATGTCTATTGACCTATAATATCCATGCCACTTAGTCCAGTCTGACTGGTAAGTTACATCATTAAGTCCTGTTGGTCCATCAGTTTCTTTTGTATCTACAGAAAATAAATCGGAGAATTTGCTTGTGTCCCCATATTGCCTAGTGTCTTTAAAATCCACTCCTGACTTGTTTGTGATTTGCGCAACTCCAAATTGTGCCATGTTAATTTAGGTGATTTCATGTTTAAATAAGTTTCTATGATGTGATGTTATGTGAAAATTGTGTATTTGTTCCTGAATCAGAGATATTTGTTGCATTTCCAACACTTATGTTATTTGTTAGTATAATATTTTCTGCTCCTGCTTGTATGAAGATTCCAGTTTGGTAAGTATCTTTTATGATGTTGTTTGATAATATATTGTTTTTTGAATAATTTAACATGTAAATTCCTGCTGCAACACATTCTTTTATTAGATTGTTTGTTATGATGTTGTATTCTGCTAAGTTTGAACTTGAACCAGTGAACCACATTCCAACTTCCAATAAATTCCCTCCATTCAATAGATTTCCACTTATCAAATTGTCTCTACAATCATTGACCATAATTCCAATATATCCATTAGAAATAATATTATTTCTTACAATATTCAAAGAGCAATCTGTGATTAATTCTATTCCAGTTCCTCCAAAAGCACTAATCCAACATCCTTCA